AAACGTTATTGTCCGAATCATAATTGGTTTAGTTAATAATCATGGAGTTAATATGCCACGTCGTATCCCCAAAGCATGTAGAAAACAAGGTTGTCCTCTAACCACAACTGATGCGTCAGGTTATTGTAGCAAGCACAAACCAATTAATACTGGTTGGTCAAGATATCAAAAAGGCCGAAGTCGTCACCAAAGAGGATATGGATCAGCTTGGGATAATCTGAGAAATCAGGTGTTGCAACGTGATAGATATATTTGTCAGTGTGATGAGTGTAAAAGGTCAGGTATCATTAAAGAAGCTACTCACGTTGATCATATTGTTGCCAAAGCTCATGGTGGTACTGATGATCTTAACAATCTACGTGCAATTAATGAAACGTGTCATAGAAAAAAAACAGCTAAAGAGCGATTCAATAGGTAAGGGGGGATCAAATCTCTGTAGCTTTCATGCTAAAGGACCGCCCCCCTAGTCGAATTTTTACATCCGCGAAAAATCAACTTTAAATTGGAGATATTATGGCTGGTGCAAGCGGACGATCAGGACGTAAGCCAAAACCAGTTGCAATAAAAAAACTCACCAACAATCCTGGTAAACGAAAACTCAATAATAACGAACCTACTTTCACGCCAATTAAAGGCGTTTCTGCCCCTGAATGGTTTTTAGAAGCCGAGTTAAATCTAGCAATTGTAATGTGGGAGTTAACCGCAAAAGAGCTTTGTGCAGAGGGTCTTTTGTGTGTAACCGATTTGAGTATATTAGAGCGATGGTGCGTTGCATATGAATTTTGGCGACGAGCAGTAATAAATATAGCCCGTCAGGGGAATACCGTTATCGGTGCAACAGGTGGACCAGTAAAAAATCCTGAATTAACTGCAAAAAAAGAACAAGAATCTGAGTTAAACACAACTGGAGCATTGCTTGGGCTTGATCCGAGTAGTCGTCAGCGATTAATTGGATTAGCTACAAAAGAAAAATCAAACAATCCATTCAGTAACTTATAGTTATGGCCAAAAAATCATATAAAAATGTTAATGCTGCAAATCAATACGCACGTGATGTTGTTAAAGGTAAAATCGTTGTATGCAAGTATGTAATTGATGCTTGTCAACGACATTTAAATGATTTAGAACAAGAAAAATCCAAATCTTTTAAATATAAATTTAATAAAGATTTCGCTGAAAAAGTATGCAAATTTATTCAACTGCTCCCACACACAAAAGGGGAATGGGCATTTAAAAGAATGCCAATCACGTTAGAGCCATGGCAATTATTTATATTTTGTTGTGTATTTGGTTGGGTACATAAGAAAACTAATCTCCGTCGATTTCGAGAAGTTTATACTGAAATTCCTAGAAAAAATGGGAAATCAGCAATTTCTGCTGGAGCAGGGCTATATTGTTTTTCAGCGGATAATGAATTTGGTGCTGAAGTTTATTCTGGTGCAACGACAGAAAAACAAGCGTGGGAAGTTTTTCGTCCGGCAAGATTGATGTGCAAACGAACGCCATTACTTTGCGAGGCTTTTGGTATTACTGTAAATGCATCGAACTTGAGTCGAATTGCAGATGGAGCACGTTTTGAACCATTAATTGGTAATCCTGGTGATGGTGCGTCTCCAAGTTGTGCAATTGTAGATGAATATCATGAACATGATACTGATGCATTATATACAACAATGCTGACAGGTATGGGGGCACGGAAACAACCACTCATGTGGGCTATTACTACTGCTGGTTATAATATTGAGGGTCCGTGTTACGATAAACGTCGTGAAGTTATCGACATGCTAAATGGATCAGTTTTAAATGATGAACTATTTGGCATTATTTACACAATTGATGAAGGCGATGACTGGACAGATCCTCGGACGCTTGAAAAAGCCAATCCAAATATTGGTGTTTCTGTTTATCGTGATTTTTTGTTAAGTCAACAGCAAAAGGCAATTAATAACGCAAGGTTAGCAAACACTTTTAAAACTAAACATTTAAATGTTTGGGTTTCTGCAAGAACTGCTTTTTTTAACATGGTTAGTTGGGCAAATTGCGAGGATAAAAATTTATCTTTGGATGAATTCGAAGGACAACCAGTTATACGATCATATGACCTAGCTAGAAAATTAGATATGAATTCTGGCATAAGACTATTTTGTCGCATAATTGATGGGAAACGTCATTATTATTCAATAAGTCCAAAGTTTTGGGTTCCTTATGATTCAGTATATGGTTGCGATGTAGAAGATCGGAAAACCGCTGAACGATTCCAAAAATGGGTTAATACTGGTCATTTAAATGTTACCGACGGGGCCGAGATTGATTATCGTGAAATATTGCATGAAGCAATTGAATCCAACAAAAGCAACCCTGTTGAAGAATCTGCAATAGATCCGCATGGTGCCACAAATTTATCTCATCAATTAGATGATGAGGGATTAAACCCAGTAACAATTATTCAAAACTACACTAATTTAAGTGATCCAATGAAAGAATTGGAAGCAGCAGTTGAATCAGGACGTTTTCATCATGATGGAAATCCGATTTTAACGTGGTGTATTAGTAATGTAGTTGGGAAATATGCATCAGGTAACGATGATATTGTGCGCCCGATCAAAGAGCGTAATGAAAATAAGATCGATGGTGCAGTAGCGTTAATAATGGCAATTGGTCGAATTATTTTGTCTGATCAAGATGCTAAAGAATCAATTTACGAAAAAACGGATGTCTTATGCTAAATATAATTGTTTTTATTGTTGGTCTTATTGGTGCTTGCTTAGTGTCTTTAGGTGCATGGATTTTATCTCCTGCATGTGGATTTATAACTGCTGGGGTGTTGTGCATAGTCTGGTCTTATTCAGCATCAAAAATGATTGCTATAAATTTAAACCACCAAGATAAAGAAGGTTAATAATGTTTACTCCAGCTATGTTTAAAAAGAAACATCAAGGCCATTCTAATTATAATGAAGGTAAGGGCGTGTGGAGGTGGATCAGTTCAATCTCTGGTAAATCAAGTTCTGCTGGCATATTCGTTAATCGAGATAGTGCATTTGCCCAAAGTGCTGTTCAAGCCTGCGTGACGTTGTTAGCTGAATCCGTTGCCCAATTGCCTTGTGAGCTTTACCGACGTGGCGACAATGGTCAACGAGAACGAGCAACTGATCACCCTCTGTACGATATAATTCATAATCAGCCGAATAAAAAGGATACTATTTTTGAATTTAATGAACAAAAACAGGGATATTTGGGAATTGATGGGAATAGCTATTCAATAATAGAACGAGATGGTAAAGGATATGTTACAGAATTAATACCAGTTAAACCAAACAAAATTCAAGTTTTAAAAGGTCCGGATGGATTGCCTTATTATAACCTAATTGATCACAATGAAATCATACCGATGCATATGATGCATCACGTTAAGGCATTCTCATTCGATGGTTATATTGGTGTATCACCACTTCAAACTAACGCCGATGTCATTGGCTTAGGGATAGCTGTTGATCAACATGCTGCACAAGTTTTTGCCAACGGTACAACAATGAGTGGTGTTATTGAGCGCCCGAGTGATGTTAAGGCGATTGAATCTCAAGAAAAAGTTGATGCGATTCTAAATAAATGGAGAGAAAAACATAGTGGTGTTCGTAATGCATTTTCTGTTGCACTTTTGCAAGAGGGCATGACGTACAAACAACTAGCAATGGACAATGAAAAGGCCCAATTATTGCAAAGTCGCCAATATGGTGTTATTGAAGTTTGTCGATTATATAAAGTACCACCACACATGATCCAATCACTAGATAAAGCAACATTTAGCAATATTGAACACCAAGGATTGCAGTTTGTTATTTATACGTTACTCCCGTGGTTAAAACGTCATGAAGCTGCAATGATGCGTGATTTGCTATTACCATCAGAACGCAAAGATTTATATATTGAATTTAATGTATCAGGGTTACTTAGAGGCGATCAAAAAGCAAGGTATGAATCATATGCAATTGGGCGCCAATGGGGTTGGTTATCGGTAAATGATATACGAAGAATGGAAAACTTAACTCCAATTGAAGGCGGTGATTCATATTTAACACCATTAAATATGATCGATACATCATCATTAAAAGGGCTTGAAAAAGCAACTCCTAGCCAGATTAAAGAAATAGAGACTATATTATGCAGAAAATAATTAATTATCCTCACCTTGCAAATCAAGTTTTTGGGGTCCCTCATTATGCTACCCCACAAACGTTAGATGCAGTAAAAGCAGTGATTATTCCTCGGATGTTGAACGGTTCGATGTCATTCTCAGAGTTAGAATTAAATAAAATCAATTTAAGTTCAAACCACGGAGATGTTAATAAAATAACGAGTAGTGCAAATCCGATAAAAGTCATATCGGTGCATGGATTATTAACATCACGACGTGGATCAATTAATGCTGCGTGTACTGAATTAGTTAGTTATGAGAGATTGCGAAGTGACATCAACCAAGCTTTAAACGATGACTCAATTAAAGAGATTGTTCTTGATATAAATTCAGGTGGTGGTGCTGCAACAGGTTGTAAAGAATTAGCTGATTTTATTTTTCAATCTCGTGATATAAAACCAATAACAGCTATTGTTAACTTTTATGCATTTTCAGCAGCGTATTTTATTGCTGCTGCATGTTCTAAGATTATTCTCAGTGAGACATCCGGAGTAGGCTCCATTGGTGTGATCATAGAGCATATGGAAACATCTAAGCTAGAAGAAAATGAAGGATTGAAATTTACAACACTTTATAGAGGCGATTATAAAAATCTGGGTTCACGTCATGAACCTTTAAGTGATAACGCATTTGAATTTCTAAATAGTCAACTTGACTGGACATATAAATTGTTTACAGAATCCGTTGCAAAATACAGAGGTCTGGATGTTCAAACAGTAATAGATACTCAAGCACGATGTTTTTTTGGTCATGAAGCGATAAAAAATGGACTTGCAGATCAAGTTCTCAATCCTCAGGATGCAATTAACTCAATTGCTTTAAAACATCAACCACAACCACAAAAAGCGCAAAACAATATCAAATTGAGAGCATTAGCTATTAATCAAGCAAATCAAATCTAATAAAAATTTTTTCTTACTCTTTCCAATTCAAGCGACATTTTTGTCGCTTTTTTTATAATTAAATTAAGGTGAAAACATGTCTAAAATCCTAGAATTACGACGAAAACGAGCAGAAGTGAATGATAAAGTACAAGCATTGGCTGCAAAATCAGAAACAGAAACAGGTTTAACTGCTGAAGACTCTGTACAATTTACACAACTTTGTAACGAGTTTGATGAAATTAGTGCAAAAATTGAAATGCTAGAAAAAGCAGAAAAAATGAAAGCCGAAGTTGCTATGCCTGTTGCACCAGGAAAGGCACCTGCAGTAGTTGTTAAGCAAGAAGTTAAACAATATCCTGGTGCAGGTGTTGCTCGAATTGCAATGGCAATTGCTGCAAGTAAAGGTAATTTAACTGATGCTGCAAAGTTTGCCGAAACAGAAATTGGCGATCATGAAGTGGCGATGGCAATCACAACTTCACAATCTTCTGGGGGAGCATTAATCCCACAAAATTTACATAGCGAAGTAATTGAACTTTTAAGAGCTCGTTCTGTTGTTCGAAAACTTGGCGCTCGTAAAATGCCGTTACCAAATGGTAATTTAAGTATGCCGAGAATGGCAGGTGGAGCGACGGCGTATTATACTGGAGAAAATGAAGATATAAAATCATCTGTTTCTAAATTTGGTGATATAAAATTATCAGCTAAAAAATTGACCGCACTTGTACCAATTTCAAATCAATTAATTGGTTATGCTGGTTTTGATATTGAACAATTAGTGCTTGAAGATATATTGGCAACTATCTCAGTTCGTGAAGATAAAGCATTTTTGCGTGATGATGGAAGCGACAATACTCCAAAAGGTTTGAGATCTACTGCATATGATAATCAACGCACCGTTGAATGGACTGGTCCGGCAGCAGATTTGAATGCAATTGATACTTATTTAGATTCATTAATTTTGAAATTAATGGAGTCAAATAGTCTGATGATCAAATGTGGATGGGCGATATCTCCTCGAACATATATGAAGTTATTTGGACTTCGTGATGGGAATGGTAATAAAGTTTACCCTGAAATGTCTCATGGCCTTTTAAAAGGATATCCAATTGAGCATACAACAACAATCCCTTCAAATTTAGGTGATGGTGCTAATGAATCGGAAATTTATTTTGCTGATTTTAATGATGTTGTAATTGGTGAAAATAGTGATATGAAAGTTGATTTTTCAAATGAAGCAACATATTACGACACCAATGGTGAACTAGTTTCCGCATTTGCTCGTGATCAATCATTAATTCGTGTAATAACTCAACATGATATTGGTTTCCGTCACCCTGAAGGATTATGTGTCGGTTCTAAAGTTACTTGGTAATTTAATTGTTATATCTAATTAAAATTATTAATAAAGCCATTAATAATACGATGGCTTTATTTTTATTTAGGAGAGTACTATGTCAAATTCTAAAAAACTATCTGCCGATGCACAATTATCTGTATTATCGATAGATAAAAATCAAATTATTGCAGATGGAAAAGATCAGGCAACTATCACAATTCAATTAAAAGATTCTGAAGGAAATAATGTCACCGCTTCAAGCGATAATACTATATTACTTGTTTCTGAACAAAAAGGAGTGGCGTCTGAATTAATAGATAAGAAAAATGGCACTTATGTCTGTACAGTTACATCAACAACTGTTGGAAATGAAAAATTTACTTTCAAGCTAAATGACTGCGCAAGTCAATCGCAAGTAGAATTGAAATATATTGAAGCAAAACCTGCTTCGTTACCTTCACTACCACCCAAAGATCTCCAACAAAAAAATCCGGTACCACCACTATCTCAAAATGTAAATAAAAAAGTTGTTGTTGAATTTTTAGGTTCATTTGGACGCTATTGTAAAGGGGATATTGCTGGTTTTGATGCTAATTATGCAAAAGAGTTAGTGGAAGAACGAAAAATAGCTATTTTTTATAAAAAATGATTGAGATTTCAATATGATTGTTGAATTGAAGAGTGTTAAAGAGTTTTTGCGAATTGATGATGATTCTTTAGAAAATGACATAGTAATATCATCACTCATAGATGAAGTTCATCAGCAAATAGAAAAAAAATGCAACTGTATTTTTCTTCCTAAAGGTTCTGAAATCCCATCGGATGGAAAGCGTTATTTTATTATTGAAGCAAACGTTGAATTAGCCATCAAAATAATGGTTAGAGAATTATTTGATGGGCGAGGTGAGGGATCTTTATCTAATTATGTTGAAGACATTCTATTTTATTATAAAGAACATTCAATAGGATAAAAATATGGCTAATTTGACAAGTGAACTAAAAGATAGGATCACAGTTCAATTAATCACACAACAGCTTGATGAATTGGGAGGAGAAACCAAACCCATTTTTATAAAGCTAGGTGATTTTTGGGCTAATGCAGAACCTATTTCAAATCGCAAAATCAGATCTGGTAATGAAACAATCGTTGAAACTTATTTATTTACAATTCGTTCAGGCAAGAGAATTGAAAAAGATCAACGGATTTTATTTCAAAATAAAATATTTACAATCAGAGCCGTAGATAGAACGAGACGAGATCGAGTATTAATTACCGCAGAGGTTGATTTAAATAATGATAGATCTAGATATTAGGAATTCATTAACAGCTATAACTAACATGTCTCCTTACGCAATATCTTTGCCTGCAAACCAAAAAGAAGGTATTTCATATAATTGTATTAGCGATCCTTACTTGGATGTAGGGCTTGTTAAACCTTCAATAATTATCGCTCGATTTCAAATCTCGATTTATTTAATTAACAATTATTCTTTATTGTTGGAACTAGATAATAAGATTTGGAATGAATGGAGAAACCTTAAACATGATTTCCTTGGTGATGCTTACATTGAATATGTAGATCGAGGAAGTTTTGTTAGAGGGAAAGAGTTATTAGTAGATAACAGTTATGTTTATTCCTTAATAAGAGATTATATATTTTATTATCAAGAGAGGTGATTTTTGTATGAAATTAAAATAGATGGGTTATCAAAATTAGAAGAAAAGCTGTGTGACATTGGAACAAAAAAAGCTATTAATATCCTGGTAAACTCTGGAAAAGAAGCATTACTTCCAGTGCTTAACGATATGAAAAAAAATGCAGGTTTTGATGAAAATAATAAAAATGAACATATGAAGGACTCAATCAAAATCAGAAAAAGAAGTGTCAAAAAAAGGGTTTCAGTAGTTAGTTTTTCTGTTGGTCCAACTAAAAAACATCGTATGAAAGCGTTAGTTCAAGAATTTGGATCCATAAAACAATCACCAAAACCATTCATCCGTCCATCATTGGATTATAACAAAATTAAAGTTCTTTCAATACTTAAAAACAACATTAAACATAGAATCAAAAATTTAAAATAGTGAGGTTAATATCATGGTTAAATCAGCAGAATATGCAATGTTACCTGCCGGAACGATTGTTTCATGGGGAGCTGCTGATGCAGCAGATACAGAATTAAAACCATTGTTAAATTGTAAATCTGTTGGACAAACAGGTTTAACGGGTGGTTTTGTTGATGTTTCAACATTAAGTGACACAAATAAGCAATTCATTTCAGATCTACCAGAAGGCCCTGAAAAGGATTTGGGTTTTATTGACAATCCAGAAGATCCTGACTTTGCTGCATTTTTAAATGCCGCTCATGAGCGAAAAACAGTTAAATTTAAAATTGAATTGCCAAATAAGCGTATAGCTACAATGATTTTATCATTAGCTGGTTGGGTTATGAATGAAATCGACGCACCA